CCCCAACACCCGCCGTCTTGGCGGTAAGGGTGACAACGGCGCCGACTGCCTCAGCCCTCACGGTTGGATGCACGGCGGTAAGGGAACCATACAGAGTGCCCCCGCCCGCTGCCTTGTTGATCGCCGCAACAAGGTTAGCCGCCGTGGTGGCAGCATCGGCCCCAATCTTGACCTCACCCGCCACCGTGGTTGGCGCCGCCCGCAAAGTGTAGACAACGGCGTCAGTCGTGATCGTATCGGCGGCAGTGCCAACGCCCGAGAAGGTGCCGGCCTTGTTGGCGAAAAGCTGCACGATTGGCAGATTGTCGGGGATGGTACCCAACACGGCATCACACGGTTCGGGGCCATTGCCGAAATTGTAGTCTTTGGCCCCGGTCATGTCACCGCGAACCACCTTCAACGAAAAAGGCGCCTGGGCAGCGGCGTTTAGAACCGCAATTTCAGCGGCTTCCCCAACGGTGGGGTTTGCCCCCGCCAGGAAGAAAAGAACTTTCTTAGTCATTGGCGCAATTCCTTGTTGTTAAGCGGTGGCGCTCTTTAAGCGTTGGCTTGCCAACCGGGCGCGGCCACTTTTTCACCCGCCTTCTTTTTCGCGCCCTTTCCTTTCTCGCCCACAATTTCAACGCTCGGGTTGATATCACGGGCAGCATTTTCCTGGGCCTCCAACTCCTGTTTGCGCTGCATGATTTCCATGACATCGGCAAGCGACGTGACAACCGGATAATCCTTGTACTGAACAGGGATCATACCGGCAACGCCGTCAACGTTGCGTTCGGGCTTGTCGGTAGGTAGCACTGCCGACACGTTGCGGAAGCGCACAACGCCGATGGCGAGGGCTTCAGCCTTTTCGTCGTCGTCCGGTACCATGCCGGCAAGAAAGTAAAGGATAACGGGGATTTTGAAACCACTCATTGGTCAGTTCCTTCATAGGTTGGTTGGTGTTAGAGAAAAGGGGCGCCAAGCGCTAAAACGCCTGCGCCCCTTCCTTCAGGCCCGCCGCAAACTTTACTGAGTGCGAAGCGCCACGCCTGCCAAATCCTTCCAGGACGTGGCCGTCTTATCCCAGTTGGTGCCGGTGGCAATGGTTGCCGCCGTTGGTGCCTTGCCGCCGTTGGTCTTATCCCAGGTGAACCCCTTAAGGCCCATGTTGTAAGACCATTCGGCCTGATAGGTGCGCAGAATGTTTTCGTCACCATTGCGGGTGTCGATATTCTGAGTGAAGTCGGTATTACGTTCCACAAGCGCCGCACCCGGCACAAGGCCAAGCGAAATGTAGTCGGTGGGCGAGCCCGCGACCACAAGCGCCGGCACATCAGACATGATGAACGGCACGCCGAACGGATCGGAAACCACGGCAACGGTGCCGTAGGTGAACAACTGCGAAGCATTGGCAACGGCGCCACTCCAATAGTTGTGCATCGGCTTGGAATGGACAACCCAGGCGGCAATCGCCCCCGAACGGTCGCCAAGCTTCTGCTTCGCCAGGACGATGTTGGTTGGGCTGAAAAGCTCAGCACCGCCCGAACCGCCCGACACGTCAAGGAAGTTGGCCGCTTGGTTGGAAAGAGCCGCTGCGAGGGCCGCAACCGCCGTGTTAAGCATGTCCTGGACCATGAGCGGGCCAAGCTGAAGCGCGATGACAGCGGCGCCTTCTTCCGGGTTGTGTCCGATCCAATCGAACATAACGGGCGGAATGTTGATTGGCGGGGTGCCACCGGCAATTTTCACCATCGTATCCACAAGCATCTGAAGATCGATGCCAGCGACGGCGCCGGAAGCGTAGGGATCACGCCGACGAATGGCGCCTGCCATCAACTGCCAGAAAGTCGCGTCCGAAAAATCCCCGTCATTGTCGGAAGCCGAACGGAGAATAATGGCGCCACGGGTTGCCGCGTTGAAAAGCTCAAGCTGTTGAGCCACAACCTCGCTTACCGTGCGATAGGTGTAGCGGTTGAAAACCGCAACGTTATTCAAAGACATTGGTTAGGCCTCGCCTTGGTTCGGGTCCGTCGCCTTCATATGCGCGGCTAGCTCTTTCGGGCCTAGCGTAGCGAAGGGCTTCGGTTTGCCACTTTGATCTAGCTGAAGTTGTGGGGTAAGGGGCACTGCCCCTGGGCCTAGGCGTTGATCGGCGCTGCCGGTTGCCTTGCTGGCGATGACAATAGCTTTGTATTCGGCATTGTCAACAAACTCTTTTTCAAGATCGGCAGTAGAAAGGGCGCTTGGCTTGCCGTCCTTATCCAGCACCCGCACCACTGCCGTTCCATCGTGCATTTCAACGGCAAGGCGTTTAGCAATTTGAGGCATAACCAACCCCGGAACCGTGAACCGGGCCGCAATCTTGGTCGCCACCGTGCTTGCGTGCCTGTCCTGTCGTTCGCCATTAAGAGCCTTTTCGGCATCGTCGGCCCGCTTCTTTTCGGCAGCATGTTTAGCTGTCCAAGAGGCTTCCAGGGCGGCAACGTCGCCATTCTTGCGGCTTGTGTCATCCTTCAAAGCGTCAAGCGCTTCCTGGGCTTCGCGCAATTTGGTTTCCGCCGTCTTGCGAGCTTCCTTTTCCGCGTCTCGCGCATTCTTAAGTTCGGTGGCATCGTCGGTATCGAGAACAAAACCGGCACCATCGGCCTTGTACTCAGCCTTGAGGACATCGGAAAGGGCGGCATGTTCGGTTGCAGTGATCTTGCGCTTGAGGGCCATTTTGGTTTCCTTTGGTTAAGCCAACAACTGGCTTCGTTTGGCCTTGAATTGTTCAAGGCTGAGGGGTGACATTTGGTTGAGCTTTGGGATATCGTCGGCGCTTATCTTTCCTTCCCTTAGAGCCTGCCCCAGGTTCTTACCCAGGATTTCGTTTTGTATAACCGGGGATTGGGTTTCAAGCCAACCAAACAGCGTCGGCATGTCTTTAACGACATCACCAATAACGGGGATAATGAAGCTACGGCAATTGTAGTGAGCCGGGGGCGTTGGCCCATCACCATAAGCATATGTCTGCCCGTCACGGTCGCGGCAGATTTCGGTTGTGACGCTATCCAAGATAGCAACCCATTGGTAAAGCTTGTTGAGAGCCCCGCCAATGTTGCTATGAAGGAAATTGGTCATCTGTTGAATGTAGGTTTGCACGGTGGTTGAAAGCTGGCCTTCAAGCTTGTTGACCAACCCGTTACGGTACTTAAGGTCTTTGGTGCCTAGGATCGATTTCATAACATCGGCCATACCCAGGTTATCGGCATAGCCGACCTTGAGGGCGCCAACCATTTTGCCTTGAGCCGACTTAGAGAACACCTTGAACATACTCTTAGGTTCAACGCCGATGCCGGGGGATGGGTTGTTCATCATCTTAGCCCAAAGGCTTTCAGCCGTGGCGCCCTTGTATTGCTTCCCGTTTAGCTGCCCAAACAGGTAACGGTTTTCTGCGAAGTCGGCTTTAAAGAACTTGTTAAATTCGGCCAACTGCTTCTTTTCATATGTGCCTGTTATCTCAACAAAGCTCTTGTTAAAGTCACCAACCAATTTGGTAAACTCTCGCTTTGTCAAATCGCTCATCTTTTCCTTGCCGGTGCGAACAAGCAAAGAGAACAAGCGAGTTTTCACTTGCTCAACAACAGCAAGGCTTTGTTGAACGTTATAGTTCTTGTAACGCTCGACATTGATTTGGTGACGCAAGAAAGCGTCAAGCGCCGAAGTTGGCATCTGGCTTTACAACGCTTCCGTCAGGGTTAAGACCAAGTGCCGCATTTTTCGCCGCGTTTGCTTCAGCTTCAGCCGCAATGGCATCTGCCGCAGCTTTGTCGTCTTCCGTGGCAATGCCCGAACGGCGCAACCCGGCTCGCATTTCTTCCCAGGTGATTGCTTCCGCCTGCCATTCCTTAATCAGTTCGGCCCTATCTGCCGAATTCATACCAGTCGTGTCAAAATCGGTGTTCAACTCAAACTTAATACCAGCTTCCGGCACTCCCAAGAATTCAGCGGTCCAACCCAATGCCCACACAAACGCCATCGAAATGTTGTTGGCCACTGTCGCCAACACTGAGCTTTCAGCCGCTTCCTCTTGAGTGGCTTCTGTCGCGGTGCGCTGCACTTCTTTTTGTTCAACAAGCTTGGCGCCCAGGGCCACCATTTGCCGTTCTTTGTGGTCCATCCCCTCTTTAGGCATGGTGTTTTCGGTAGCCTGTAAAAGCTTGGCGTCGGCGCCAACGGGCAGCGGGATAGCCGCGCGTGAGCCGATACCAACGCCTTCCTTGAAATACTTGTCTGCCCAAACTTCGGTTAGACCAATCAACACGGGGGTTGGTTGGCCGACCAAGAAACAAGCTTCCTCATAGTCGGCGGAATTGCGGTAATGAGCAACGTTGATATCAGCCAAATCGAACAATGGCGGGGCATCAACTTCGCTATCGTTGTTTTCGGAACCAATGAAACAAAACGGGATATCAGGGAAGGGAACGCCAGCGGCATTAAGGGGCGTGAGCGGGCCAAGCACTCGCTGAAAGTTGAGGCCGGCAGTCTTGCGCCAAATCTCAGCGGTGTAAATGTCGCCATCATTACGCAACACCCGCCATTGTTTGTCCAGCTTGATTTCAAAGCCGTCATCGGAAACGGTATATTCTTCCTCTAGCACAACAAGAGAAAGAACCGACTTGGCACCACGCTTGCGGGTCCGCCAGTTGATGATATTCCAGGGGGCATGTCCGGTAATGGTTGGCCTAATCCCTTGTTCTTCAAGAGCGGCTTTGGTCACCACTCCGCTAGTTGTGGGATAGTCGATAAACAAACCGGCCCGCCCAAGAGGCAAAACCCAACCGGCGCACTTCTTGGCCAATTGGGTTAGCTCAACCCCTTCGCCCGTTGTGTCGTCCACAATCGGTTGCATAACGTCCGGTACTTCAATAACCGGGTCACATTGTAGAAAACTGCCCTGCCAATGTAGTTGTTATATCGGGCTAGGTTGGCGCGGCTTTTGTCTTGGTTGTTGGGCCTGGGCAGATACTTGATTGTTGCTGCCTTGACGGCTATGGAGCCTGCCACACAATCGCGAATGATATCATATTCAGGCAAACGGGCTGTTAGCTCGGGGCGCTTGAACGCGATGTTAGGCATTTGGGTTTAGCCCCTAGCTTGAGAAATTCACTTTGATTACCTTTGCCGTTCTGTCGTTGTCGGCAAGTATGCGGTAGCGGGCCATATCGTAAGGGTGGTCCTCAGCCGCCGTATCAACATCGTCCAGGTCTTTTTCGTCACGCGGCAGCATGGGGATTAGCGCTATAGAGGCAACACAATTGGCCATAAATAGCAAGCCCGCCCCCTCACCTTTAACTGAAGCTTCTAGCCTGTCGCGCATCAACTGTAAACCGTTCTTGCGGCTACCCTTGGCCTTGTCGCTTCGCGTCCAACGAATACCAACGTCTGCCATTTTCTTTTCGATGGTGGCAGTGTCGCTTTCCGTCACGTTGCTGATTTGGTTGTCTGCCGGCCCCGGCTCGGGCTGTTTGGTAATCCAACCATTTGTGAGCATGATGATTTCACGATCCCGAATACCTTCGGCAATCGTTTTGGCGCTCAGCTTGAGGCCAACGTTGGTGCCAAGGTCTTTGGTGCCATACCATTCAAAAACTTGAATGAGTGTTCCCTTGGTTGGGCAAATCCGTTGCTCCACCCCGCGCTCATCTGTCCAAACGACTTCCTCGCCATTGGCTTCAGCCCACCAACCCACACTAAACGGGTGAGTGCTGCCCCAATCGAATGCCCTATCAAGGTGCCAATTCTCGGGGATCGGGAACCTGGGCACAACATGAATGGCCTTTTTCCAAAGGTCTGAAAGCGCGCCACCCGCGTTGATATCCCAATTGCCGTTAAGCCAAGCCTCACGCTCGTTTTCGTCGGTGTTGTCGTGAAGCTCTGCAATGTACTCGGGCGACAACATCGGGTTTTCTTTGTAACTGCCGAAGATCGCGACTTGGGTACGGGTGACAGGTTCATCCTTTTTGGTGCGCGGATTATAAACAATAGTTTCTTTGTGAATAATTTTCCCGTTTTCAACGGGTTCAATGAAGCGGCGCTTAACCCAGGTATGACCCACCCCGAACGGGTTACAAGTGCTAAAGCACTCAAGCGGAATTTCCGGGAGAATTTCCCCATTGTAAGAAGCCCAATCAGGCGTGCCGTCTTCTTTGAATATCTTGTTGCCGTCACGATCCCTTTTGATTGGTGTATCTTCAAACGGTCTAAAGCTTGAACGGTTGGTTGACATCATCTTGTTGTATAGCTTTGGGTTCTCATACTTGGTTAGTTCGTTCCAACCAATAAACGGGTATTCGTGGCCGTGATATGCCCAATAGTCTTCAGGCCGGCGAACGGAACGAAAAAGCAATTCCTCACCACCGGGCCACTTCCATTTGTAAGAACTAGTGCTTTCTAGGAATATTGCCCCATCATTAAAGTCATAAAACCAACGCTTTGATTTCTGAACCAAGTCGTCAAGGTTCTTATATTCTTTGTCAAAGATGATGCCGCGCCAAAAAGCCCCATAACCCCGGTTACAACGCGAACGGAAGCGCATTAGCTGCACGTCTGTTTTACCGGGGCCGCGCGTGCCATGATAAAGAATATGGTTGGCGTGACTTGATAGCACCAACTCTTGGCTGGTTTCCTTTAGGAAGTGCCAACCAATTTCTTGGGCGTGATTAATTGCGTTCATGTTTGTTGAAGTTTGCGCTGTTGTGCAATGGCGGTAGCTTCCCAAGTCTTTTCGTCTGCAAAGGCAGGGACCACCATAATTTTTGGTAGGTTGTTGACTTGGTTATTGTTATTGATATTGATCCCGCCGCCCTTCTGCACATAGCCCAAAAGCTCAGCCACAAACTGAAGATACTTCAATTTGGTGTCTTTGTCGGAAACGTCTTCCCGGTAGGCCTTAAGCGCCAATTCCTCTTTGGAAGGCAGGCCCGCCAGGGCGCCCATATCGGCAACGCGCTTGCCGGCAGTGGCGATAACCAACGGGTCATCCAACCAAGTGGCAACAATCCAGTTGGCGCGGCCTGTCGATTGCGAGGGCTCGATTTCACGCGCGGCAGCGAAGGGGTTATCGGGGTGCCTCAGTAGGGCAGCGCCGAACGCTTTCTTTAGCTCAACAGCCGTGGCATCATCGTAAAACATGCCATCTATTTAACAGCTAATTGGCGTGCTTTCCAAGCCCTTAGTTGGCGCTTGTCAGAAGTGCAAGCAAGGCTTGAGTTTTCGGCCACATTCTTTGCCGTGAGGATATCCCCCACTTTACCGATATGGCCCTTATAGAGTGGCGGGCAATCGAGCAATAGGGCATCCGGTGGCGCCAGCACGATAACCTTGGGGGCCGGTGCAATCTCAAGGGGTTTTGTTAAGCAAGCGGTCAAGCTCAGGAGGCAGGGGAGTATTAAGAAAACTCTTAACATCAGGGTTGGCCTCGCCCAAGTCATCAACGGCTTGGTTGGTTGCAGCGGTTGTTTCGTTGATCTTTCTAATATCTTCTGCCACTCCGCGCAACACGTCTTCAGTGATCGCGGCACGGTCGCCCAAGGTGCGGATGGTGTTGTCCTTTTCCTTGCTCACGGCAACCGCGATCTTGAGCGATTGCTCAGTTGTGGCAAGATTGGCCTTGGCAGTTGCTAGATCGCCGCGAAGCCACATAGCCCACGAAAACAGGCCGGCAATGAGTGCCAGGACACCAAGCGCGGCATAGGCCTTGAAAGTCATGCCGACACCGCGTTGTGAACAGCAATCGCAGTCTTGAGCCGTTCCTTGGCATCAAGAAAGGCATTGTTGGCCACCACTACGGGATTGCCGTTCTTGTCAATTGTGGTTGCTGCCAATAGAGCGGCCTCAAACACTTTAAGATGGTCTGCAACCTTGCCCTTGGTAACAATCGCCATCACTGCCACGATAGCGGCCCCTAGATCGCCCCGGATCACTGTGACGGGCTCAACAACCCGGTTGGGTTGCTTCTTGTTGGGCGAGAGGGCAGAAGCCGAATGAGCCGCCATTAGCTCAGTGCCTTCTACCGCGTCAAGTTCCCCATTGGGGGCATAAACACCATAAAAGGTGGCATCGATTGGCGAGCGCATTAAACCCCCTGGGCGTAGATCGCAGCAAAGGCCACGATTAGCCCCGAGACAATCCCAAGGCCAAGAAACTTTCGGTCAGTGCCATAGAAAACGCCTTGGCCGTAGTCGGGCGCCGTCACCTGAAAAACCGCCATCCAAACGGCAAGGTAACGCGCAAACGAAACCACGGCAAAGGCAGTTGTGGGGAAGTCCGCCGTTCGGATATAAATGGAAGTCAGACACCCCAAGATGATAACAACCCATTGGCCGGCAACGGTTAACGACATTTGCCGAACCCTGCCGTAGTCGTTGGGGTTAACCCAAGCATCCCAAAGCAACCGGTGGTAAGTTATACCAATTGCGGCCATTGCCCCGGCCAACAAGCCGTTAAGCAGGCTGATAAGATGGTTTGGGGTAAAGAGGTAATAGAGACAAACGAAGCTCAGAACAATAAG